GGTGCTGAATGATAAAACTGGAGATTCCGCCTGCCTGCACCGGACGGATATGGGCTTCGTCTAAGCTTCCGTCCACATGGACAATATCCTTTGACCAGTCCTTGAACTCCTCCTCATTGATTGCACCCTTGTCCTTGACCAGCCAGCGTTGCTTTCCCGAGAGGACTGCATTTTTTAAAATAATACCGTCCAGCCGGTCGATATACATCTGCGGATTGCGGATGACATCCACCACACCATAGCCAAAGGGACAATCCTCCTGCGGATAAAGCACATCGAAAATGACCGGATAACATCCATGTGCGTATAACCCCTTTTCATAGCCTGGGATGTCCTCACTTGCATCAATCACCTGCCCCTTTACAAACTTTAAAAGATGTACACCGCCCTCCGGCTTTTTGTAGTAGCAATCCAGCACCTCACTACGGTCACGCACAACGCTTCTGCCGCTGAAGGTATCGACCGTTGCATCTCCGTCAAACAGATGCGCATACTTCGGATACTGTTGCTTTAACACGGCGTTGTCGATTGCCTGCGACAAGAACAAAAACTGTGAATCCTGCACATCCGGCAGATTCATGTCACAGTAGACACTTAATATATTCAATGCCTGCAGTTCGATTTCGCCCTGCTCTGCGTTATAGAACACGCCGTAGATACCGGTTCCGAATTTGAGCTTTTTTCGCCAGTTTCGTTTGTAGCACTTTTTAAATCCGCTCATTTCCAGCTGTGCCGGCAGAATTTTTGAAAGAATCTGTGCTGTTTTTCTGTCCCCAGGCTCTCTTTCCAAAAGATGTGCATACGGAAAATTATCAATTGCATCCGCATACTTATTCTCAATTGCCGAGAACACATAAGCCGTTGCACTATTTAAGGCATTATCCGAATCCCGGTAAGGTGGCAGAGTGTTCACCTCATGCCACCGCTTATACCATCGGTCATTTTCACAGATTCTGTCGTTTAAAGGCTGCTTCTCACTTTTGTACACCTCGTACATTTTGAGTGCCTTGCTGATTAGTTCCGGGGCTACCTTGCCCCGATATTCCATTGTTTCCATTTGATTCCTCCTTAGTTGTACAGTCCGAGCCTGTCATGAATTACAAACACTCTTAACATTTCGTTGGTCAATCCCAATGCACCGGTTCCGTCTCCCTGCAGGATTCCTTTTTGCACAAACTTTTCCACCGTCGGTCTTGCCCATTGGGGTATCTCCTCCATGCGTTGATAGACATTGGCAGACTCCAATGCCGTAATCCGCTTTTCCAAATCCGTTACTTCCATTCTCAGCTCCACCTCCTTTAAAAACTTCTGCCACAGCTCTGCATCCCGGAGCATCGGCTCCGGGCATTGCTTTCCGGTCACATCATAGTGCCGAAGAATCCGATTGACCGGAATCTCATACTTCTTTGATAGAAATGCAGTCAACTCCGCCGCATTATTTAGTGTCCCTTCCAAAAAATTATATACACCGTTTTCCCGATAGCTGCACAGCTCTATCCCGATGCTGTTACTGTTGCGGCATTGGGGATGCTGATAGGTCTTTGCACCGCAGTGCCATGCGGTGTCCGATTCCGGCACGCTGGTGACAACCTCATTCGCATCTACAAAAAAGTGTGCCGATGCCCCGACGCTGTTATTGGCAAAATATCGGACATTATTCTCCGCCGTATCACCGTCGTTCCCGGTGTAATGAATCACCAGATACCGGACGGCATCCGACCTTCCGACGGTATAATTTTTCGGATTACATCTTGTCCCCGTCCTGATTTCCAAGAAACTCTCCCTCCTTTTCGGTAAAAATCTTCAGGCGCTCAGCAATCGGTTTTAAAAACCTTGGCACCGGAACACCAATCTTGACACAGTTTTCTAAAATGCTGATTAGCTCGTTTAAAATCAGCCAGACTGATACAATCAGTCCCAGCAGATAGTTCTGCGCATAATCCACGCCCACCGATACCAGACCGCTGTATAAAAGCCAATCAATCACGCCTGCCACAATCACCAAAAGCATATAGCAAACCTTCTTGATTGCACCATGCTTTCCGATCTTGGAATTCACGCATCCTGTGTACCATGCTGCGGCAAGCCCGGATATGTAATCAAGCACCATACATCCCAGCAATACAGCAATCGGGACTGCCATCACCCGGAAATAGGATAACATCACCGCCGCAGCTGCCGAGAAAAAGACCTTGATTGTGTTTTCTCTCATTCGTTTTCCTCCTCTCTTCTGCTTTCTAAAAAATAAATACTCCATAAACTCTCATAAAGGCTGTGACACCACGCAAGCAAAGCCTTGATATCCGCCTCCGGATTCCCGGTTTCTGCCGGTGGTTCCGCCACCTTGAACTGATTCATGCCGCATCCTCCTATATCCAATTCTTAATTTTGTTTTCGGTTTCCCGCTCTGGCATATGCGTCCGGATATACCAGTTTGAAAAATCCGAAAGCTTGGAATTAAATGCCGTAATGTGCTGATTGTACGCATCAAAATCACGTTGATAGTAGCAACACTTTGCCATCACAAAATCTATATACATTGCATCATACGGCGGCGGTGGAAGGGTTTCCTCCTCCCCGACGTCCGGTGTATCCATACGATAATACTCTTTTTTGAGCATTGCATCCAGCTCGGCACACCATGCTCTTTTTTCCTCTGCAGAAAACGGATTTTTACAAAGTGTATCTACACGCTTTAACACCTCAAATTTTTTCATTCCCATCCGTTGCTCCCTCCTATTCCATATAATCTCTTCCGGCAGAATCGTACCTGATTTCGATTGCACGAATCACCGAATGCTTTTTTCCGGCAATCCGGAACCGGATTGCATGGTCGGTTTTGCACCGGATTGGGATATAGTAATACTGCGCTACCCGGTGCGGATGCTCCTCCCGGATGTCCCCTGCATGATACCAATCCCCATCCCCGACGGCGCAAAAAAGCTTTAGATGCTCGCCCTGTTCTAACTCCGCAAGCACCCACAGCTCAAAACAGCCCTGCTGTTGGGAACGAAGGTAGGGCTTTGTCTCGGCAAACCACTCCACCGGCTCTGTGCCTGCATTCATTTTTAAAATTCCATCCTCACATAGCAGGTAGGTTTCATTCCCATACCGGAAGCTTCCTGTCACACGCAAGCCATCCTCCTTCATCCAGATTCCGTAACGTGGATCATAGCATAAAAGCTCCCACACGCCATCTGCACGTTCTGCTGAGGCAAAATAGCAGATTCCGTCGGTAAAACCGTAAGCCTTTTGATAGGTGCAATCGAGTGCTTCTGATATCAACTGCGGTCGGGTTCCGTTGTAGCAGTAAAACCCCTGATACCCCAGATAATAGAACATCTGCCCTACCTCTGTGCAGGAGTTTTCGTCCAGACAACCGCACTCCGGATAGCTTTTCCCGACCGCAAACTCCTTAGGTAAATTTCCGTAGATAACCTCCATACTGTTTTTCTTGAATGCCACTATAGTATCATGATATGAGTATACGCCCAAAAATGCACCTTGCGTTCCGACATCTATGATTGTGCTGTCCGAGCTGACTCCCTCAAATTGCCGGAACCGGAAAAACTCCGGAAAAGCGGATGCATAAACCACCTCTCCGTTCGGATTTGCACCCCAGATTCTTCCGTTTTTTACGGCAAGCCTTGTCATATAGGGAATTTTGCGATAAACATGATTGACCGTCAGACTCTTTGTGTTAGTAAAGGGACTTTCCCCTTTCTGATTGGTGCAGAAGAGCGTCAGCGTCGAGGTCCATTTTTTCAGATTTCCATTGGTCCCGGTGTTTAGGTCTGTAATTTCGGCCACAATTGCATCCACAACTACACTGTCCCCAAAGTCGTCATAGCGACTGTCCGAATAGGTCATAACCCCGTCCACAAACACCGATTCTCCGATTTCTAAATCCCAGAATTTTCCCGAATGGCTGGTCCTTTTTTCATGATAAGCAATAATTTTCATGGTGTTGGTATCTTCTATTATCTTTACCTCATACTCACCGAGGTTCCAGCTTTGGTCATACTCTGCACATTGCACCATATCCTTGGTGCCCTTAGTATTGTAATAGTAGAGATACGGCGGTCGGCTCTCGCATTCATATCCGTGAATCAGAATCATTCCGTTTAAATATAACAGCTGCACCACACCGGTTTCATCAATTGCCATTCCGTAGCGATAAGTGCCGTCAGAATCATAAACCGCCTCAACCTGCATCTGTTTTTTTCGTCCGTTATAGTAAAAGTCTGTTCCGATGACTCCGCAAAAGCCTTCCGGCGTATCTGCCTCATTCGGTGCAATGACCGCACGTGCTGTAAAAACCTCTTCCCATTCCCCGGCATCATTCTGTATTTTTCCATAGAGTTCTGATTTTTCTCTCGAGCTTCTCGGGGACAGATAAGGGTACTTTTCCGTACTCAGATTCTGCATATCGTAAAATTCATTATCCCCGCAGGAAATATGCCGGTTCAACCCCCGGAAATTACTGATATACATTGCCTTTTCCTGATTGGTCGGATGTGTTTTTATCCTCATCTTACTCACCGTCCAGATTCTGCACCGTACCGGCAAGATTTGCCATTCTTAATTCCAGCTTTTTTTCGTTTCGTTCCTTCTCCTGCAAAATCAGGGCGATTTTTCTGGGAATCATCACCTGCTCGTCGTACTGGATTTGATAGTTCTTTCCGTTATGCGTCACCGTATGACTTGCACCAATCGGCATCCCTGCCGGACGGCGAATCATCACCGGCACCTTTTCTTCGTAAAATGCTGTTAATTCCTGTTCTGTCTTTTTCATGTTTTTATCCTCCACTTAGTAAGTGCAAAATTTAAAATGTAGAATGCAAAATGATTGTCATTTCACATTTTGCATTTTGCACTTTGCACTTTGCACTTTGCGCTTCACACTTTTCATTTTTCATATAAACCATAAGGGGCAGGATACCCCGCCCCTATTTACCCATTCATAGGGGATAGGAAAAAATGTTCAGAATGGACAAACTGAGCCCAAACAAGGAATTACCTTGTTTGGGATTACCCGACGGCGTACAGAGGTACGCCGAGTGGCGAAGTTTGTTCATAGCAAGAAAAAGGGAAATCTAATTTGAGATTTTTCGCCTTTAAGGTTTCATCCCCCTATTTTCTTGCGTTCTGGGCATTTTTAACAGCCCCTATCAGTCTGCAGTTGCAACAGACTCAATTCTCACCATATACTCATCCACCAGAATCTTTGCCAAGTGATGACACTTCCAGCCGATGGTACCTCTTTGGTTGAGCGGGTCTGCACTACCGGCAGAGCCTAACGCCTTGACAATGGTTTCTAAGTTT